GTGTGGAATGGCTTCCTGTACCATAGACATAATTGCTTGCCGCTATACCTTTGACTGCGGGGTCGTGTTGGTTCCAGTTGTATTGCACAGATCTGCTGCCTCCAGTGCCGTCTGCATTCACTGCATATTCTGGATGATTCCATACAAGTCCGTTCTCATCCACGATCACACAATCCACATTCCTTCCGATCTGGGTCAATCTAATGGTCCCCGTCACCGCAGGTAAGGTTCCTGCTCCATCACCTTGATAACCTGTGCCTCCCCATCCGGTTCTCTGAGAACCTTCCCAGCATCGCAACAGACCCCAGTTCTTCATGGTGCTGCTGGTGCTGCCGGATTTGTCCCATGCCGTGCTGGTCTGTTGTGTAGAATTGGTCAGCTCTTCATCAACGAATAATCCTGGTTTGGCGCCCAACAATCCTGCATGTATCTCAACCGATTTTACTCGTGGATCCGTCTTAAGTTGATTGGCTTCCCATTGGGTCAATCTGTAGAGTGTCCCCCTGCTCAATGGTCTACGCTCGACGCATTCTATCGCACGGGTCAGTTCTAGTCCTTCGGGGGTTTGATTTTCAGTTTCTAATTCGCTATATATGGATTCTAAATCTTCCGCGTTATGGACCACCACATAGTATTCATGGGTCTCTATAAATCTTGCCGATGTTGAAGGCCTGTCAGCCATGTTACACCTCCAGAGCTACTAGGGTCAATGTTACTGTGATCGCTTGGGTTGAGCCATGTCTATTGGTCACTGCACAATAGATGTCAGTGGATGGTGTGGCTTCATTGCTGTATCCAAGTGTTCCAGGACTTATCAGAACAGTTTCTGCGGCAGCGGTTATGACCTCTGCAACCACGCCCGAACCTGGTGTTGGATCTGCTCCTTCTGCCCTTGCTGAATCGCTCGATCTAGCGGCAGTGCTCACATAAACTCTCACCCACGCTCCGTGAGAAGTTTGAATTTTATATAATGCATAACCTTTGTATCCTGTTATCGTGATGTTGCCTGTGGCACCTTGTGCAATACTGGAAGTGGTTGCCGCAGCAGTGGTCCTGCTGTACAAACCGGTCACTCCGGCTGCTGAAATTGTGATCTTTCCTTCAGCGTCACTGGTAGTGGTGATGCCGCTTGCCCCGACAAATTGTATGGTCTCTCCTGAATTTATTGTTCTTGCTGTGGAGTCATCGGCTGCTACTTTCAATGAATATCCACCACCGCCGGCAACACCCGAACCATCGATGGTTAATGTGTCTCCAGACACTGCTGTGGTTATTCCGCCCGATCCTGCTATCTTCAATGTTTCTGCATTGTTGAGAGTAACGCCGGTGGAGTCATCTCCCACAAATGTCATAGTGGCTTGTGGCACACCCGTGATGGTTAATACATCTCCCGACACTGCTGTGGTGATCCCCGTTCCTCCAGCAACTTTTAAAGTTTCTCCAGAATTAAATGAAGTTCCTGTTGAATCATCTCCAACCACTGTTAGTACGTTTGATCCTGCACCAGATCCTGTTATTGTGAGCACGTCTCCACTCATCGCTGTGGTCACCGAACCTGCTCCCACTATTTTCACAGTCTCTCCATCTGAAATTCTTGTTCCTGTGCTGTCATCTCCCACGAACGTGATGCCTTGTGCTGCTGATAATCCTGCAGCAGTAAAATAACTTAAAGACGTCCATGCAGTTGAACCGTTTCCAATTTTAATCTTATATGTGTCTGTTTCAAAACCAATTTCACCCTGGCTTAATGTGGGATTGGTTGATGTCCAGTTCGTTGCTGTGTCTCTTCTTATCTGTATTTTATTTGCCATATTATGCTCCGCCTCCGTCTACTGATGTTTCTCCTGCTCCATACGTGGATGCTGCAGATCCCCCATCTAAGTTTAAAGCTGCTATGTCATACACAACAGCTGAACCAGCGGCATCTATATTTAACGTCACCAGCGTGGTTCCACTAATGGTAACATTACCTTCCGCATCTGTAGCAGTGGTTATTCCGTTAGAACCCACAAATTTAATGGTATTTCCTGTGGATATTGCACGTTGGGTGCTGTCATCTCCCGCCACACTGAAAGTGAATGCCGTGGGCCCATTGATTGTGAGAGTATCTCCGCTCATGGCAGTGGTGATGCCACCAGCTCCTGTTATTTTAACAGTTTCACCATCTGATATGCGAGTGCCCGTGCTGTCATCTCCCACAAAAGTCAATCCCTCGGCCGTGGATTCAGCGGATCCAGTGGCAGTGATGGTCAGAGTGTCTCCCACCATGGATGTGGTTATGCCTGCGCCTCCTGCAATTTTAACAGTTTCGTTGTCTGCGATTCTTGTGCCTGAGGAGTCGTCGCCCACGATCGTGATCCCCTGTGCTGACAGACTGGTATCAGAGTTACCTGCAGGTGGTCTATATAGACTTATTTTATATCCTGAAATTTTTATTTCAGCTTCACTACCAGCGGCTTTTAAAACAACTTGATTACCTTTCTGCTCTACAGAAAAAGTCAAATGAGTTGTACCATCTGTGGTCAGTTGTGGTCCTATCATGATATATGGTTCAGAATCATTATGTACTACAATGACTTCTGATATGCTGGATTGTGTGTTGTTGCTGTCATGTGCTGATATGGTATAGAAAGCAGCAGTGGTGTCGGTCATATGGAAAGAATCTATAGTGGTTGATGCAGATGATGCAGTAGCGGTGCCTATAATTTTTTGAAAGACAGTCTCGTCAGAAGACTCATCATCTGACAATAATAATTTGTGCAATTTTAAATTCAGTGTTCCGCTGGTAGAATATGCTTTCAATCTGGCCACTCCATCACTGATGTCAGCAGTGAACGTAATAAAACTTTCGTCGCTGCTGCTGAGAATATTATAAGTGGTCACATGGGCATCGGTACCGTCGTGGACCATGGATATTTCTGCATTGAGATAATCGCTGGGGAACGCTCCTCCCTGGTCAGAGACTGTGACAAAATATTTGGCAGATCTATACTCACTGATGGACCATGTGTCTATCACTGATTCTGCCGTGGATAGATTGTCATATTTTAAGGTAGAGGTCCTTCCTGCAGATCTCAATCCGGTATTGTCACGCAAAATAGTTTTATAGGCCTGCATGCTGTTGATAGCGGAATTTCCTTGAATCTTGTAGATTATACCATCTCCAACTAATATTACTCGTGAAGTGTGTTCATTCCCAGGTACAATTGTGTCTGTGCTGATCACAGCAGATTCGGACATGTATGCTTCCAATCCGTCGTGTACCACATTAATTTTTGAAGCAGTTATTTTGTTGTTCACTTCGTCTCTGTAGACTTGATAATACAATATGGCACGATTGTTTGCTGCAGTAATAAAATCTATATTTTTTTCTAACGTGTTTATACCTATATTGGAAATGATTTTGGCATCTTCATCCAACATCGAAGATGGAGTGTTAATTCTTCCACTGAATATCAATCCTGTCTTGCTAGAACTGATAGTTTGATCCCCTATGTAAACTGTGCCAGATCCAAAATATCCTGTCTTGAATCTTTTGGTCAACGATCCCAAATCCACAGTGTCGTCTGTGGTGGGAATTATTGAAGCATTGGTTGTGATAACACCTGTGCCTGATGTGCTGACTTCGATGTCTTCGTTGGATCTAGATCCAGTGATTTTATTGTCATCTATCGATAAACCGCCTGTGTTTAAAGAATCTATAGAACTTGTGCCAGTAATGGTTAGAACGTTTCCAGATATTGTTGCATCCACAGAACCCGCGCCTACAATTTGCAGAGTTCCGCCATCTGCAACAGCAGTGCCAGTAGAATCATCTCCGATAAAAGTTATACCCTGTGCTGGATTAGATCCATTGATGGTCAAAGTATCTCCTGATACAGCAGTGGTAATATTAGAGCCACCTAAAATTTTAAATGTTTCTCCGACGGTTACAGCAGTGCCGGTGGAGTCATCACCCACTATGGTGATTGCAGTGTCTGTTTTTTGTGCATAGCCTGTTAAACTGGGACCAGTAATGGTTAGAGTGTCACCTGACACTGCTGTGGTTATATTTTGAGTGCCTGCTATTTTGATTGTCTCACCAGAGTTTACTGCGGTTCCAGTTGAGTCATCTCCAACAAATGTGATCGATTGTGCTGTGTTCTGTGCATCGATGTAGGCCTTGACAGCTTTAGCCGAGGGCACAGTGTCATCGCTCGCAGACACCGCGGATAGGTCAGTGTCAACCACCCCAGAGGCAAAGTCTGCCACTTCAATGTTTGTAATAGAATTTCCCGTGCCGTTGGCATTAAATGTCTTGTTGGTCAATGTGTCAGCGCTTGAGGCAGTGATGAAAGAAGTTAAATTTGGACCTGTTATGGTTAGAGTGTCACCCGACACTGCTGTGGTTATATTCTGCGTGCCTGCAACTTTGATTGTCTCACCAGTGTTCAATGTGGTTCCAGTACTATCATCACCCACGATGGTGATTGGAGAATTGGTTAGATAAGATGATAGATTGGGACCAGTGATGGTCAACGTATCTCCACTCACTGCTGTGGTTATATTTTGAGTGCCTGTTATTTTAAATGTTTCTGCTGTGTTGATGGTGCTGCCCGTGCTGTCATCTCCCACAAAAGTAATACCTGTGAAAGCACTTAAACTCGTGAAACTTAATACACCAGCACCATTTGTGGTCAATACTTGATTGGCAGAGCCATCTGTGGAGGGATAAGTGATGCCATTGGCTACTAATCCTGTGACAGTTAATGTGCCACTGACATTCACAGCATCATTGATCTGAATGGCAGATGAGTCTGCACTTGAAATATTATTTGTTTGTATAGTAGGAGTAGTCAAGGTGCCTATTATATCAACACTATCATTGATTGTAATTAATGAAGAATCATTTGATGACACAGTAGTACCATTAATGGTCCACCCGCCTATAACGGTATTGCCTGTGTCTACGTCCTCAATAATTACTGTACCGTTGGCATCAGGAAATGAAATAGTTCTATTGGCTGTTAATGCTGCTCCGGTCAAAGATCTTGTAAAAGTACCATCATCAAATGCAAATGATCCCTGTAACACTGTTGATCCAATCATTTTTACACCATCGTTAAATTGTATAACTGTTGAGTCTTCTGAACTAATAGTGTTAGTGATTAAAGTTTTGGCATTTAACGTTCCGGATATGTTCACACCATCATTGATCTGTATAGCAGTGCTGTCACCAGAACTGATGTCATTGGTAACAAATGTTGGAGCAGTCAATGTGCCACTCACGTTCATGCCGTCTGCGACCTGCACAGCAGTGGAATCATTGCTGGAAATTTGATTTAATTCGATGTTGTTAACACCTGTGATGTTGCCTGATGTGCCGTGAGTGACAAAACCGGCGGCTGTGATAGTGCCGCTGGCATTTAAACTGTCATTCACTTGTATGGCAGTGGATTCAGTGCTGGATAATTCGTTGGTCTGTATGGTGTTGGCTGTCAGCGTACCACTGATATTCATGGCATCGTTGACCTGTATCGCGGTGCTGTCTTCTGAATTCAATTCGTTAGTAACAAAAGTCTTTGCCGTTAGCGTGCCTGCAACATTCACAGCATCCTTGATCTGTATCGCTGAAGAATCTGATGAAGATATTTCGTTAACATCTAACACATCTGCACTCAGGGTGCCGGATATGTTTACACCATCGTTGATCTGTATGGCTGTG